CACAGACCGCCAACACAAGTGCCATAAAAACCGATGGTTATTCCTTGACAGGCTCAAACGCTCAGTCGCTTTTAGCAATGACTGGAACTTGGAATACAACTGGCAATCCTACGGCTATAAAGTTGGATATAACCAATACTGCATCGGGTGCAACTTCAAATTTGATGGATTTACAGGTCGGTGGTACAACACAATTTAGAGTTTCAAAAGATGGTGCAATTAGAACATTCACTCCAACAGGGGGAACTGCTGCCGATTGGAGATTGGGTAGGAGAGTTGCTGCAACAGTAGCTTTAGATGTTACTCAATATATCGAAGTAGAAGTTAGTGGAACATTATACAAATTAGGCATAGTAGCATAAAATAAAACAAATAAAAATGACAACTTACAACTGGAGTATTCTTCAATTAGACACAATCCCTCAAGAGGGAACTTTACAAGACGTAGTTAAGACAATACACTTTCGTTACAACGCAACCAAACAAGTAGGCGATGAAACCTACTTTGTAGAAAAGTACGATGTAATGGAATGCGCACAACCTTCGGATACCGATTTTACGGCTTATCCCGATTTGACCGAGGCGCAGGTTATTTCTTGGTTAGAAGATGGAGCGGATGTAACTTCGTTAAAGGAAAACGTAGATGCACAACTTGAAAACCTTATCAATCCACCGATTGTAAACTTAGGTTTGCCTTGGGCAGAAAATGAAAGCCAAAATTCTATTTAAAATAAAATACCTATGAATTTGAAACTACACGAAGTAATCGCCCTTTATTACGAACTTAACGGAGTAACAAGACAAGGGGAAAGTACCGAAGTACTCACACAAGGAATGTTAAAGCAAAAAATGTCTTTGAAAACAAAGGTTTATTTGCAGCGACTAAACAAAGTGGTAAGTGAAGAACTGAAACTTTACGAGGAAGCTAAGAATGAACTTTTCAAAAAGTTTGGCGAAGAAAACGATGGTATGATTGAAATACCAAAAGAGAAGATTGCCGACTTTAACAAAGAGCATTTGGATTTACTAACGGCTGAAAAGGAAATCAACGTTAGTGAACTTTGGGGTGCAGACCTCAAACTCGAACACCTTGAAAGTGTGGAAACGGATGAATACTACCCTGCATTATTCAGTTTGATAGATTCGAAATGACAAACGTATTAATTTTTATTGCTGGTCAAGCCATCTTAATCATAGGTGGCTTGATTGGCATCTATGTAAAGGTTTCTTTGAAACTTAAAGAATTAGAAATAAGGGTTCACGTTGTAGAAAAGCAAGACGACCAGATTTCAAGAAAGTTAGACACGATTGCGCAGCAATTAAATCAACTTTCAATTCAATTACAGAACAAACAAGACAGGGAATGAAAATAGGCTTTAAGCATTATTTCGAGCCTACTCCGAAGCGAATAAGAGTGTTCGGGGATAGTTTGGCTGCCGCTGGCACGTTTGGTGCATCGGTAGTTATTTTGAATGGGCATCCACTCGCGGGTACGATTATTATGGTTGTTGCCGTTATTGGCAAGTTCATTTCAAACTTCTTTAGTGAGGATACTACTGATTAGTTTGTTTTTGCTTTCTTGTAATCCCGTGAAGCAGGTTTTGCGGGATAGGGAAAAATTCGATGAGGTCGCTAAATATGTGGTGGCTTCGGGATATTGCGCAAACGATACTATCATCCAAACTAAAAGCGACACTACTTACCAGACCGATACGATTTTCGAGTTAAATACCGATACCATTCGGCTAACAGAGTTTAAGGATAAACCCTTAACAATTACTAAAAAGATACTTAAAACCATTACCATCCGTGATACGATTAAGTCGGTCGTGGTGGATAATGCCCGTATAAGGCTATTAGAGGCTAAATTAGCCGTTCAAACCGAAAAGACCGAGGAATATAAGGCTAAGGCAAATAACCGCTTAAAATGGCTTATTTTACTGATTGTGGCTATTTCGATTCGACTACTCTATAAACCTTTACTAAAACTAATAGCGTGGCACTCTTAACCGATGCTCAAATAATTAGCAAATACGGCACGGCTGGCAACCCTGATAACTTTACGATAATTGCTTTGCCTTATCCGATGCGAATAGCTTGGGATACCAAAGTCAAGGTTCAAAAGATGCAATGCCACGAACTGGCTGCCGATAACTTTACGAACGTATTTACGCAACTTTTAAGCCACTACGGATTGACTGAACTGCAACGATTAGGCATTGACCTATTCGGTGGGTGTGTGAATGTGAGAACGATGCGAGGTTCTAAAACAAGGTGGAGTAGGCACGCTTGGGGTGTAGCCATAGACCTTGACCCTGCCCGTAATGGCTTGCGAGTTAAGAAACCTATTGCACAATTTAGTAAACCCGACTACAAAGCAATGATAGATATTTTTTACGCGAATGATTTTATTTCGTATGGAGTAGAGAAAGATTACGACTGGATGCACTTTGAGTTGGCAAAATAGTCATCAATACCTATCTACATATATGAAACGAAAGCGGCTCTATTTCGATATTGAAACATCGCCCAATATCGGTTTGTTTTGGTCGGCTGGCTACAAACAAAAAATCGACTACTCGAATATCATCAAAGAACGAGCCATCATTTGTATCTGTTACAAGTGGGAAGATGATAGACAAGTTCACGCTCTAAGTTGGGATAAGAACCAATCCGATAAAAAACTTTTACAAGAGTTTATCAAGGTCGCTAACGAAGCCGATGAATTAGTCGGGCATAATGGCGATAAATTTGATTTACCCTGGATAAGGACAAGATGCCTCTATCATAGGGTTGACCTATTCCCTAAGTACACCACGATTGATACTCTTAAACTTTCACGCAGGCAGTTTCGTTTCAATTCAAATAGGCTGGATTACATTGCCTCTTTTTTAGGCATAGGCAAAAAGATTAAGACCGACTTTAATCTTTGGAAAGATATTGTACTAAATAAGTGCGAGAAGTCAATGGCTAAGATGATTGACTATTGCAAGCAAGATGTTAAGTTATTAGAGCAAGTACACAAGGAACTTAGATCACACGATAGCCCTAAAACGCATTATGGAGTATTGTATAATGGGGATAAGCGAACCTGCCCTGAGTGTGGTTCGAACAATGTTATCATAAGCAAAACAAAAATAACCGCAGCCGGAACGAAACAAACACAATACCAATGTAAGGATTGCGGAAAATACCATTCAAAATGAGCCAGCTATTAGGAAAATTATTTGCCGAATTTATCGAGCGTGAGGAACGTGGTGTTAAGAAATACGGAACTACAATGGATAGAAACGACCTATCTTTGGATGAGTGGATACAACACTTGAAAGAAGAACTGATGGATGGATTACTTTACCTTGAAAAAATACAAACTATTTATGACGCACAAAGACATTCCGATTATCAAAAAGCAGATTCAAGAAATGATGAAGGTGTTAACACCCGTAGAGAAACTGAGCATCCTCGAGCCTCTTTGTGATAAATACCGAAAGCAATCAAGAGCCGAAGTAGAAAAGGATATCATTGAGTTTTCGAGAAGAAGGGGCATACCTCGCATTAAAACCGATTACTGATGGAAGAAGTCATCGAGCCGCTAAACATTACACCGCACGAGGATATTGCTGCGTGTACCAATGCGCTTAATGCGTTAACGGAATACGACTATGCAATGCTTGATGAAGAAGAAAAGGATTTGGTTCTTATGATACGTAAAATGTCTTTATACATTATCCATATAGGAATACAAGAAATTTACACCTCTAATTTTTATGCCGAAGAAAGTACACCAAGTAGTTCATCGTAAGTTAGGCAAAGAGCGTGCCTACGGCATTGCTTATACCGAAGAAAACACGATGGAAATAGATGAAAGATTAAGAGGGTATAGATATATGCTTTACCTATTGCACGAGCATTTTCATTTGAAGCATCCTGATTGGTCGGAAACAAAGGTTCTCAAAGAAAGCAGCAAGACCGCCAGGTTTATGTGGCAGATGGGTTTCCGTTACGTTGAGTTGAAGTAATTATTTCTTTCTGGTGGTTATCGTTCTTTCGAAATACATATGCCGCCACTCCTCTTGCCCTACGAATAGATTGTAAAAACTTTCTGGATGCAGAAAGAACGTACTCGATGCTTTTGAGCATACTCGACATTCCTTATTGCGGTAACCTTTGAATAAAGCAAAGTCATCGATTGTTTTATTCTCCTTACATTTTTTGCATTTCATTTCTTAATGATTGAGTAGATTATTAACATAAACTCAGCTAAACCTTTTTTGTATTTATTATCGACATCTTGTCGATTTGCCCAATCGGTAAAATCTTTGCCAAGTGCTTTACATTCATCGAACGCACCAATGTACTTATAGGTGTACACAATCCAATCGCACACCAACCGGATTGAGTTATATTGTTTATATGCGCTGATAAATGCCTTTGGGTTCTTCTCGTAATTACGAGCATAGGTAAGGCTTATTTCAACGAATGAATGATTAGTAATCTCGTTGAATACTTTTAGTTTGTCGGCTGCGTTCATTGCTTAATAAAATAAATATAAGTATATCCTTTGTCTTTGCAGGTAACAAAATAATCCTTTAAGGTTTGTTGCTTGGCTATTGTTACATCATTAGTGTAATGTTTAAGATATGCATTCAAAGGTATCTTGCCATCCACCATAAGCCTATCGTAAATATGCGGATGCATCTGCGTTGTGCTTGTGCCATTCAAAAACGAAGTGAATGCTTTGTTAACTTCCTTATTCCAATCCTCTTGCTTTTCGGGGTATCGATTATCGTACATTGAAACATCAGCGGTAAGTAAGGGTTGTTCGTAGTAGCTTCGTTGCTGCCCTTTGTTTGTAATGTGTTTTCTAATCCAATCCAAAATCGTTTCGGGGTCTGCAGAATAAACCTTACCGTATTCGCCTGCGATGCCGTTTTCAAATATCTGCACGAGTTCCTTCATTCCAAGTTCGGGATATTTCTTTTTGATAAACTTTGTTACCAATGCTTCGGTATCATCGCTTATCTTTTTAAATTGTCTTAGGTAATCAAATGCTGGGTTGCTCATAGTTCGCTAAATTTTTTGTTTCCTATTAGTTCAAGTTTGTGTGCGATGCTTTCCTGCGTGGGTTCAATTTTTGTGCGTGCCATCCATCCGCTAACTGCGTGCCTCCACGATTTCATTTTGTTTTTACCTACGAACCATCCATTGCTTTCGTAGTAATCATAAAATCTATTGGCTTGATACGTTGCGTTCTTTTCATCCCACTTATTCATCATTTCAAGTTTAATATCTTCTACCGTTGGTTTGTTAAACCCTTTTTGTTGCACTTCCTTTGTATCGGGTTCAATATCGTAACGAGATAAAAGGTCAATAACTTTTCTATGAATGGGGCTGGTTGGGTTCAACTGGCTTCCGTATTGAAAGCGCACAAAGTCAATGCAGAGAATTTTATCATCGTTTAGCTTTTGGAATTGTTTTCCATTGTCAATGCTAATAAGCATTTCTTCGGTAACTTTTTCGCCTATCACATAAGAGGCAAGCATATAGTTTGGCTTCCAGATTCCTGCAAGGTCACACTTATCTCTTACATATTTTACAAGGCATTTCTCGGTTGGTTTCAAACTCATAAACCATTCTTTTTCCCAAATGTCGGTGTCAGTAAATCGCTTAGGCATTTTCATAGTATTTTATATTTTCTAAAAATGAAGCATCGCTTTCATAACGCATAAAAGGAATTGATTGAGTGCAGGCTCTTTTGTATTCCGTTGATATGCCGAGTTCCTTTGCTAAGTTATATAATGTCGCGTAATAGGGCATAAAGTAGCTATCGTTATTTTCTATGTACGATGTGATTTGTTTGCGCTGGCAGCTAAGTGTTGAGTGGTCAGCGTAGCCAACCATTACGGCCACTTCTTTAATTCGTAAAGGGAAATGCATAAATAAAAAGTAACCCAATGCCATTCGCAAAGATGCGGTGTTAACGTACGTTCCGTTTTTGATAATTACTTTCGCTGGGTATGCCGATTTTCGTTTTAGGTTCTTAGGTTCTAAGTTGTAAATCTGGCAGTACTTTTCTACTAATTGTTTCGCTTGTTCGTGTGTGTTCATAGTTTAGATGTTGTAAATAAAATATTCATTTTGGTTAAATAATAAGAAGGTAATCTCTTTTGCATCCTCTATGGGCAAATATCCCACTTTTTTAAATACAAAGTTCCGATTTTCAAAATCTGTTTGCTTAGGCATTTTGTGATTCTTCCAATCCGGTTCGGGTAGTTCCTTTAAGTCGAAGCTAAATACTCCTTTGGGGGTGCTATTAACGTATCGAATGTTCTTATGCCTTATTAGATTATCCCATTTGTATTTTTCGATTAGGATATCCTGGTAATGAGTTCTACGGCATTTGAGTTCTAAGGTAAGGTTATATCTTTTGCTATATGCATCCCGATAACTGAACTGGCTTGTCTTTTCTAAATCACTAATCATTCTTTTAAGGAATTGAAACAATATTTCCTCAGTCAGCAATATCATTGTACTGTTGTATTGCTTTGAATATTTGTAAAACTAATTGAGGCACTACCGCATTTCCTCCTGCTTTGATTGATTCGTTTCGCCATTTAGAAAAGGTAACAAAGTCCAATCGGTCGGAAATCCCATCATCTCCATTACAAATTGGGGAGACAGATGGGAACGAGTCCCAAACATTTCGTTGATTTGTGAACCTAAATCGTCTCCCTTCCAATTCTCCGTTTTCCAATGCATATTCTTGTCTGATGCTCTTGGTGTTTGTAGCATTTGTGTCGCTAAATTCGGCATTGTCGTTCCATTGGGATACTTCTCCATTCTCGCTTTGAACTTGTCCAAGTCCTGAACCTCCTCCCTTGTTGTTGGAGTAAGCAACAAACCAGATTCTATCCCTTCGGTGGGGGGCGTTGACACCGCAAGCTGGAAGTAAGAACGGTTGTACTTCGTACCCTTCAGCTTCCAAGTCAGCTTGCACCTCGTCGAATACCATCCCTCCATTCCAACTAATAAGGCCGCGAACATTTTCGCCCACAACCCAACGTGGCTTAATCTCTCTAATTGCTCTAAGCATTTCTGGCCAGAGATGTCGGTCGTCTTCTTTGCCTCGTCTAAGCCCTGCGAGTGAGTAGGGCTGGCAAGGGAATCCTCCGGTGAGAACATCAATTTTGTCTGCATACTTAGTGAAATCTGATTTTGTTATGTCAGTAAATAGTTCTGATTCGGGCCAGTAGTATTTAAGGACCTTTTGACCAAATTCGTTCCATTCACAATGAAACTTATTCTCCCAGCCCATCCATTCAGCGGCAAGGTCAAAGCCTCCAATCCCACTAAAAAGTGATCCGTGTGTCATTTGTAGGTTTCAATTATGATTTCAAGTTCATCCCTACTCCATTTCTTTAAGCGATTGTTTTCTGCCTCGGCTTCTAATTGCTTTACATAATCTTCGCCAAACCTATTGACTAAGCCTTGTCGGTACTTGATTAGGTTTCCGTGTAGAAACATATTGCACCGAATGCATTGCCCGTTGGTATTGTGGTAGGCTAAGGTGTGAGGTAATCCGAATCGTAAAGCGGAGTGTTGCCCCTGCGAAAAATAATGCCCTGCTTGTTGTACTTCGCCACCGCAAGAGATACAACCTAACTTTTCATCACGTTCTCTGATGTGGGCATTATATATCGCTTGTGCTTTCTTTAGTAGCTTAGGGAGTGGGGTTAGCTTTGCCATTAGAAGGGTAAGTCAGCGGGTGGAGTATTATCGTGTGTAAATTTAGATTTTTCCTCTGGCTTCCAAGTATCAATCGTAATAGCAACGTCTTTGCCGTATTGGTCAGGCTCGGCTTTTACGTTAATGTTTACTTTGATGAACTTGCTGCCGTTGTACTCTTGGATGTGATCCTTAATCTTGTCCAGATTGATAGTTGCACTAATCCAATTGTCGCTTCGCTTTTTACCGCTTCCGCAGTAGATTTTCTTTTCCATTTTGTTTTTGTTTTAAGTTAAAGAAAGAACTCGGTACAGGGTTCGAACCTGCTCGTTTTCTAAGAAAGGTGCTACCAATTACACCAACCGAGTTACCATTACTAAACACCGAGTTTCTTACGGAACTCCAATGCCTGCTTTCGGCTCGTGAAATTTCTGCTTACACGCTTGCCGTTTTTCTGCACCCGTACTCTGTACGAGTTACCGACCTTTTGGATGTTGGCTAACATTTCTGTCGTTTTAAGGGTTATTAAATTCCATTATCTCAAATATACTAATTCCATCTATTTGATCCATTAATTCTTCTTCGCTGATTTCATCCGGTGCGTTATGCCAAATAATCTCATAAGTAAAATCATAAGGCTCGCCATATGGATTATCGAAGGTTGGTCTTATTTCGGGTGTGTACCACCAGCGAATAATACCCAATACTGTTACCCCATTGATAAGGATGGGTAGTTCCGTTTTACCTTGTTTCATTTTAAGTTAACGCTTATTGAGGTGGTTGATGTTTTTTGCGGAGGGTATAGGGTAACGACTTCATCTTCGATTAAGGTTTCCAACCCTTGCGGTGGGATAGCTTTTAGGAACTTTTCTCGCTCTTTTATAGCCTTAGTTAATTCCTCTTGTTGAGATAATAGGTCATTCATTATCGGGCAGCCACAAGTCGCAAAATCGTATTTAACACCCATTTCTTTGATTTCAAACTTGGCATTGTATTGCTCAAATGTTTTGCCGTACTTGTAGGCTTCTTCCAAGGTTAGTTCCTTATAGTCGGGGTTGCTTGTTATTTGCTTAATCAAATCTTCTAAGCACTTAACCTGCAAATGTAACTTTAAGGGGTTTATTAAGCCTTCCTTTGCGTTATTTACGACACCTTGGGCAAAGGCATACCTTTCGCCTTTTGAGGTCTCAAATAAACTTAAATCGGTGTAGGTAGTAATGTTCATTTTACTGATTTTTTGAGGTGGTTAGTAATATCCTTTTGAGTGGGATTAACGATTTGGTCGATTGGCTTCTTTCTACTTTCGAGGCGATATTGAATAGCTTGGTACGTTTTGTAATCGGTACAATTGTTAATCGTAGCCAAAGCCGAATGTGCCTCGGTTGTAGATAGGTCAGTATCTAAAATTAAATTAACTAATAATTGTTTCTCTTGTTCCGTTGGTGTATCGTGGGTATTG